CATAAGGGGCGCAATAGGTGTAAAGAAAACCACCATTGAAGTAACTAAGGTAAATATTGCTGACTTCATTAGATTTCGTACTTTGGTAACTCTACATTAAGCACCCAATTTTCTATATCTGCATCTTCCCAAGTTAACTCATAAGTAAACCCTTGTAGGTTAACTCCGAATTTAGCTGAATCAGTTGTAAGCAAAATATCTACGCTACACGTTTTTGAAGTCAACGCATCATTGACTTGTTGTATTGCAATAGTTGGGTTAACTATCTCTACGTTAAATTGTGGGAAATTGTATGTTTTCATTATGATAATATGTTAGATGTTGAAAGTGAGAATGTTCTTATTGCCCATGCCTTTGTTGGAGCCGTTCCTGTTTTTGGCCGACTTAATCTAGTTCCAATGTGACTTCTTGAAATAGCGTTAGCCGTACTTCCTTTTAAAGTGTTAGCTGTCCACGCTTCCCAAGTTCCACCAGTATTAAAAGGTGATGTTGAGCCTGTATGATTTAATTGAGATGTTAATTCCCAGTTACATATATTTTCTAATTCAATCACATTTGTTAATCTAAAGCCACTAGTAAATATTCCTATTGATGTTGCTAATGTATCGTCAATAGCTTGATTCCAAGATGTAACAGCATACTCAGTAACTTTATAACCATATAAAGTAGAACCATTCCAAGTCGACCAATCTAAAACAATATCATCTGTGTAAGTTTGTCCGCCTAGTACGTCAGTAAATCTATTGGTAGTAGTGTTTAATGTAGCTGTTCCGTCATTGTGTAAAGGTGCTGTATCAAGTGTAAAAAAGTCAGTAGCCCTACCCGCTTGAATATCTCCATCGTCACCCGTTCGATAAGATGTTGTTTGTCCTGTTTTCATTAACGTAGCTGTTGAACGTGTTACTCCACCCCCACCGCTTGCATAACCTTTTATGTAAATATCTCTAATCATTTTATGATAATATTTCTATACGTTCCGCATTTAATTGAACAACCGCAGCCGTATCTACTGTTATTGTAATTTTTTCGCCTGCGCTAATCGGGTCTTCCAAAACATAAGCAACGTCTTCAACCTCTATTGTGGTACTTGGTGAATTTACTAAGTCCGTAACTGTGTTAATTTGCATATCAAAAGGCGCGTAAAAGTCCAACGTTAACACATCAATTAATTCGATAGTAAATACAGGTAACAACTCTATCCTATCCTTAATTTGCTCTAATGTTATCTTCTTAGTCTCGCCACCTTGAACGACTGGGTACACATCAGTCAGCGCAGGTGTAACTACAGCGTTTAAATTACTTATTCGTGAATCTGCCATCTTCTATTTTTTTTAAATACAAACGTAATTTTTTAACGTCCTTTTCTTTTGGCTTATATTTTCTTATATTACCCATCCCGTAAAGTTAGTATCTGTATCAGGGTACATATCACCGTTACTATTTGTGTTATACTCGGGATAGGTAGCCGTTCTGAAACATATAAAATCTATAAATCTAGTAGTATAGTGTTCTGCTATTTGCCTTTGTTTCTCAATTAAATAGTCTATCTCGTTTTTGCTTATTGTTTCGCTATTCTCAGAACCATGTTTGTAGATACCTTTGTTCGCTATTGTGTACGCTCCAAAAGGTAAATACTCTACCATCGCCCAGTGAATAAGCATAGGCTTAACGTAATCAAGTAACAGAAGTCTGTAGTCAGCGTTTACAGGTAAGTCAACTTCATTATCTGTAATTAACTCTTGTATCTTTTCAAGCAGTCGCGTACCTAGATAATTCTGTATATGCGTGTCCTGTGCTATGTTTACAAACTGAATAAACAAGTCAACATCTACGTTGCCATTTAACGCAGTCTTTTTTACTATATCGTCTCTCGTTATTAAAAGTGCTTTTGCCATTATCTTACGTCGCTAGGTAAATTTGTATTGTTCGGACTAAATCCTTTTAAGGGCATATCTTTAGGCATCATTGCTACCTCTTTAGGGTTGCGTACTCTATAGCCAAATTTGTCCGCCTTATTCGTGCTTATCGTAGTTGCATTCGGACTATTTACATCTACTGAACGGGTCGCACTTACATACGTTCTACGCTCCCATTTGTGATGGCAACGTGGACCACCTTTGAATTTAAATATATCGTAAGTGTCTGCGCCAAACTCTCCGAAGCCTGCGTTAACAATGCTTCTGCTCATCATATCAATATCCTCTTTTCGGTATATTTTAGAACGTCTCATCATAGCCTTACAAAAGTCGCGTTCTGGGTTAGCGTTACCAGTGTACTTATAACGTACCTTAAAAAAGAAATCTTTAACTTCCTTGTCTTGTTCGCTACGTGCGTTACCCCTTGCCGTTCCTGTGCTTACTAAATCAAATATCTTAGATAGCAAACTTTTTTTAGGTTGCATTGACTTTTCCCACTCCAAAACTTGCGCGTTTAGTTCCTCTTCTTCATCGTAGTTAACCTCTCTGCTGTCTAACAACTCCCATTCTTCGTCCTCATCTTCGCCAAACTCAGCTAGTAAATCTTCTAGTTGTGCGCTCATATTTACTGTAGCGTCCTCTTCCTCTTTTTGCTCTTCTACTTCTAACTCTTGTAACAAGTTTAAGCGTCTAAAGAATAAGTCTAAACTAATATCGTTAAAAGCAAATATTATATCCAACGCGTCTATTATTAAATCTTGAAAAGGTCGTATAGCAATATTGTGAAAATACTTTGCGCTTATCTCTATCTCATCAGCGTTTGAACTGAAGCCTTGGTTATCGGTAACAACCCCTACCAACATAGGACTAATAACGTTATGCGAAATAAGTATTTTTTGTTCTGCTTCCTTGCTTAGATATTCGTAGTGTTGTGGCGCGTCATCTAACGGTATATCGTCAATCGTAGTTTTGCTTTCCGCGTTATTGTTGAACGCTACAATTACTTTCTGTCCTGTGCTACCCGTTAACTTAGATATTACTTTTCTGCTTATATCTTCTTGCTGTTGTTCTGCAGGTATGCCGTTGTTAAAGTTAACTACTTTCGTTCCGCTGAACTTGTTTTGTACATCGTTAATTAAAAAATCTGCTATCTCTTCTTCTAAAACTGCATAAGGTAAGCCACCTTGATAAGCCACCTCGCCAAAATATTTCATACCAACGCTGTACGGCTTAATACAGTATATCTCTATTTTCTCTTTTGAGCTACCAAACGCGGGTATTCTTCTTGGTGGGTACTTTCGTACATCTTCCCAGTTATCCGAGTAGTAATAACCTGTTATATCTCCGTCTTCATTACACTTCTCAGGGCGTATGTTTTCCGTTTCAATATGGTATATCTTTATAACTTTAGTATGCTGTTCGTCATAGTGAACTTGAAAGTGTCCTGCGCCTAGCATATACAATTCAATAGATACTTTGCGCAAGTCTTCACTAGATAACAAAGACTTCATAACAGCGTACTGCGATGGCTTTCTATTAGCGTCTATTGCGTGTAAACCGCGTCCGTATATCAAACGTCCTATATTGTTTATAACAGCGTTATTCGTCGCGCTATTTCTATATCTATCAATTAGCCATCTGTAATGGTTGTTTTCATCTCCATACTCTACCCATTCGTTACGCGTACTTTCTACCGCTTCAGGTGCTTTGTACTGGGATAGTTCTAATATCTGTATGTTATTACTCATAAGTTATATAATCATTATTACTTGGATAGGTAGTGTATTCGTTATTATTCGGTGTGTAGGTAGGTATTGTTTGGTTCGTGCAAAATATCTTTCCTTTGTAAACTACATCGGTACTATTTAACACGGTCAAGGTATAAAAATTATCTTGTTCTAATGCTACTATTTCATCTATAACTAAATAATACCTATCAATAGTTGGTGTAATTGCATAAGTAGTAGATACGTCCGTTAACTCGTTTGTTATTACCATGCTGTCCGCTTCTAGTTCACGTGGTATTATCCTAAATTCTTGCGCTGTTGCTAATTCCTGTAACACTATCATAACTATTATACGTTAAAGTTCGTAATCTGTTTTAATAAAAAAAGGGTTGCCGTATAGCAACCCCCTCTTTAGTAGTAATTAAAAACAAATTATGAAGTAATTGTGCCACTTCCATCTACAATCTCGAAGCCTAATAATACTAATTCAGCTTCAGTAGTAGCGTTAATAAAAAATGCAGGTGCTTTTTCCATTGCTTGAAGTGTCAAGTTGTAACCTGTAAAGTCTCCAAACGCTGAACCAGTTACAATGTTACCACCGTTAACATCTGCCCCATGCTCGTAACCCATCAAAAAGAAGTTTCCGTTGTTGTCTCTCACAATAACTTTCGGTCTTCCATGAGCTAACAATTTAACCTCTTTGTGAGTTGTTAAATCTTGTTTCTTTAAATTTAAAGATAACACTTGGTCAAAGAAAGTAGTTCCGTTTTCTCTTGAAGAGTTTACCGCTTGGTCTA